TACCTAACAGTAAATCTAAACATAAAAAATACCAAAACAATTGGAGCATATTCTATGAGTAAAACAACCATACTGATTGATGCAGATGTATTAGCATTTGAATCATCTATAATAGCACAAGAAAATATACAATGGGAAGAGGAGCTTTGGACTGTACATGCAGACATGTCAGTAGCTAAGGACAGAGTCATCGGAAGAATCGAGCAATTCAAGGACTTGTTAAAAGCTGATGAAGTAGTCCTAGCGTTAAGTGACAGAGCAAACTTCAGAAGGAAACTATTCCCTGATTATAAATCTAACAGAAGAAAGTCTGTACTGCCTATCATCTTAAAGCCTATGAAGGAATGGATGATCAATGAACTTGATGCACAGTTGTGGGCTAACATAGAAGCTGATGATATATTAAGTATCTTAGCTACTGAGTATCCTAACAGACAAGACAAGAGAATCATTGTTAGTATAGACAAGGACTTCAAAGGAGTACCAGGAATATTCTATGACTATAACAGACAGGAATACCATGAACCAACAGAGGAAGAAGCTGACAACTTTCATCTAATACAGACATTGATGGGAGATTCTACAGATGGATTCAGTGGAGTCAAAGGTGTCGGTCCTGTTGCAGCGGAAAGATGGTTAGATGAGAACGGATACACTTGGGAATCTGTTGTTGCTTTGTACGAGAAGAAGGGACAGACAGAACAGGATGCTTTGATAAATGCTTGGATGGCAAGACTACTGAGAAAAGAACAATACAATAAAAAACAAAAACAAATAACAAAACTATGGACACCAAAGAACTACCAAACAGCGGACAAAAGGAGAATTACGACACAGGTGCACAGCGTGACAGGGCTACTGGACGAGGACGATTCAGCCTTATTCCTCCAATCGCCATTCGATCCCTTGCCAAACGATTTGAAGACGGAGGGAAAATGTACGGAGACAACAACTGGCACAACGGATTCCCACTCAGCAGATTAATAGATAGTATGAGTAGACATCTGTTAGCATTAAGTGAAGGAGATGAATCAGAGGATCACGCAGGTGCTATACTTTGGAATGCAAGTGCTTTTCTTTGGACAGAGGATATGATTAAGATGGGTAAGTTACCTGATGAACTAGATGATAGGAGTTATAACAAATGAATAACTCAGAAGATCAACTAATGCCTTTGATAAGTGAGGCTGTTGTTAAAAGACTAGAGGAATTATTTCCTGACAAATGTCCTGACTTGACGAACTCAGAAAAAGATGTTTGGTTTAAAAGTGGACAAGTGTCTGTAATTAGATTTCTTAGACAAACTTATAACGAACAGCTTCAACAAAACATTTTAACAAAAGACTGACCATGTGCATGTCATCGCCTAACATACCGCCTCCTCCTCCACTTCCAGCACCTATACCTTCTCCACCTCCACCTGCGAAAGACGTTAAAACTGTAGCACAGATGAAACCTACTAAGAAAACTAGAGGAGCACAAGCACAGTTAAAGCGTTCAGCTAGACCTACACTTGGAGGAGCTTCAGGCGGTACTGGTGTCTATATGTCTTCTTAATAACAATATAACTATATAATACTATGCTTCGCACACTCTCAAAAAAGACTTTGCTATCATCTGTTACTTCAACAGGGGCTGGCAGTTCATTCTCAGTAGAGCGTTCTAAGGGTTGGACCTTTGTAATCGCTTCTTCTTCAGTAACAACAGGAGGTACAGTAGACATTGAAGCCTACATTGGAGGTTCTTGGTTTGTTGTCCACTCTGAAGTTGTAACCGCTGACGGTGCTGTAATGGTCAGAGATGACCACGGTCACTACGAAAAGATAAGAGCTAATCTATCTGCCAGGACTGACGGTACTTACAGCGTATTTGCAACAGGAACAACAGAGTCATTGTAATTTATAATGTCTTTAATTTATCCATATGCCGTTCAGGAAAAGCCGAACGGTATTGTAATAATTCCTAATCAATTAATTCGTCCTGAGTTTGGAGAGACTTATGCTTTCGATGAAAGAGATGAATTATTACTTACTGAGTTATTACAATCTTTATTGACTGAAGACAATGACCGTATCACAATAGACAACGAACAAGATAATTAAAAATGGCTAACAAGAAATTTACAGAACTCACTGATCTACCGAGTCCAGCAGGTGCAGATATACTAGCAATTGTTGACGATGTAGCAGGAACACCCACAACTAAAAAGGTAACAGCTACTAACCTCATGTCCCTTGCACCTGTTCAATCAGTAGCAGGACAAACAGGAACAGTCACAGTATCAGCAGGAGATTTAACTGACGGTAACTTTGACGGTGAAGCTATACTAGGATTCGATGCAAGCATTAACGATAAGACAGATGACTACACTTTACTTGCTAGCGATAATGGAAAAGTAGTAGTTATGAATAAAGCATCAGCAGTAACTGTTACAGTTCCTAGTGGATTGGGTGCAGGATTCAATTGTTCGTTCGTACAGAAGGGTGCAGGTCAAGTTAGCTTTAGTGCATCCTCAACTACTATCAACAACAGACAATCCCACACGAAGATCAATGCTCAGTATGGAGTAGCTAGTTTATTAGCCTATGCCGCTGACACTTTCGTACTTGCTGGAGACACAGCTTCCTAAGAATGTTCGTTCTTCCTACGTTTAGTCTAGGAGTAGTAGCTAGTCCTACCACAATACCTGAGACATTTGATACCGCTACCTTGGAGAATGGAGGTAATGGTGCTGGTAACGATAACACTCTGACTTTCACAGTTAATCCATCTGCTTCAATAGGTGCTAGTTCTACTTTAACTATAGCTGGACTTACAGGATCGCAGACATCTGACAATGCTTCATTAACAATCGGAGGTGCGGGTGCGGCAATCTTTGGATCAAGTGCAGATTGGACTCAGTCAAGTGGTACATTAGTTCTTACAGTTGCGGGTGGTCAAAGCGTACCAACAGGTTCAGATACTGTAATTACATTTACTCTGACTAACCCAGCTACAACGAATGCTGGAGTCACAGGAATTACTTTAGCTTCTAGTGGATTCACAACTGCTGATATTAGCGGAACATTCTTAAATGCAGTAGCTCTATTTAATGTTACTACTAGAGATACGGAAGCTAACATCCTTTCAAGCACACCAACCAACCCAGCTGGAGAAGTTAACATCGCTCTAGGAACGGACACAGGTTATTACTACATCTACGATGGAAGTGCTTGGTACATCTACAACAACGATGTGACTGATCCTGTTATCATCACAGCTACCAATACGGAAGCTACTATATTAGCATCGACACCTACTGCTTACACGCTTGAACAAGCAACTGATACAGATGACTTATATCTATATGACGGAACTGCTTGGTATATTTACAATAACGATTCTTAATAAACATGAGTACGATTACACCAACAACATCTTCAAACAGACCAACAGGAGTCCAAGGTAGGATTGCATTTGAAACTGATACCAAGAATATCATTGTTTATGACGGCACGGATTGGAGAGGGTATGCTAGTGACGGCGTATCAGGGTGGTCAGGAAGTAATACATACTCGTTAAACTTTGACGGTACGGATGATTATTTGACTACAGGCACGGTTGTCACACCTACAGCTACATCTGGTACAATTTCAGTTTGGATAAAAATACCTACTTCAGCAGGTTCGGCTTTTTCACCTATCTTTTCTTGGACTGATATGAACGCAACATCAGCCACAATAAAACCCATGTTTGTATATAGAAATGGGAAGTTGAGGTTTTATTACCAAGATGTTTCAACTACTAATATTGTCGAAGGAGATTCTACAGGTTTAAATGATAACGCATGGCATCATGTTGCTGTAACTAGCAATGGTTCTTCTTGGGGAATCTACTTGGATGGATCACCTGAAACAGTAAGCGTTATCTCAGGATCAAACTCAGGTAAGTGGGTTGGCAATATTAGTGGAGGAACTTTGACTAATACAGAAATTGGAGCTGGTAGAAGAAATGCTTCTTTAGGAGCTTCGACATTTGCAGTAGGCAACATAGATGAAGTAGCCGTTTGGGACTCTGCTTTAAATAGTTCTCAAATCACTAACATCTACAAAGGAGAAAGCAACGGAGGAAGCGGAGGTACTAACGGCACACCTAGTAACCTACTAAGTTTCAATCCCAAAGCATGGTGGAGAATGGGTGATGGGGCAGAAGCGAACAGCGGTACGATTATCTACGACATGAGTACCTTTAGTAACAACATGACAATGGTTTCCAGTCCAGCCTACCAATCTGACACTCCATAATTTAATACGATGAGAACATACTGCATAATAAATTCTGACGAAGTTGAAAGCGTAGACTTCAATCAGGTACTTCAAACCTCCTCCGATACCCTTCGTTATTCAGTTGACGGATCAAAAGCACTACTCAAGTACGAAGGCACACAGCCATCCTTCCTTAGCGGTAAACAAGAATATACCCACTCAGAAATTCTAGCGATCCTAGCAACGGATGAGTGGACAAGCGACGAACTTATTTAATAGCTATGCCAACAACAATACCAACAACCACATCATCAACTCGTCCAGGTAGTCCCTCGGCAGGTGATGCTTACTTTGAAACGGACACGAAGAACTACATCATCTACGACGGTGCTAATTGGTATGTCTATAACTACGATGAAACGACTGCTTTTAGTAACACGCTGTCGCTTAATTTTGATGGAGGGGATGACTTCCTCGAAACTGACTACACTCCATCCGCAGGTTTTACTTTCAGCGGTAGTGTTTGGGTGAAGACGAGTAATACTTCTAGTAGTATGGCTTTCTTCTCAATGGAGAACAGTAGTGCCGTTTATGGAATTACTTTAAAAAGTCCAGGTTCTAATAAAAATTGGTGGGTTGTAGGTCCTACATTTTCAAGCAATGGGCAGATAGGGGGTACTGGTGGTGCATCTTCGATACGAGATGGTAATTGGCATCATATCGTACTAACAGTTAATAACCAAACATTAAAGATTTACACTGATGGATCGCTGGTAGGTACAGCTACAGTTGCTAGTGGCTACTCTGGTCCAACATCAAGTGTGGTGAATTATATTATTGGCAGAGGGTATGCTGTAGGTCAGTACCAGTTCGATGGGCTGATGGATGAAGTAGCTTTTTTTGAGAGTGAACTTTCAGCGTCAGATGTTTCTGCAATTTATAATTCAGGTGTACCGAACGATGTTGGGACACAGGGATTAAACCTTTCCCCTATTGCTTACTTTAGAATGGGTGACGGACTAAGTGACACAGATAGTTCAGGAAGTGCGGCATCGAATGGTCAGTCAGTAGGTACAGTTACTTCATTAGTAGGTGGTTACACAGGCACTCAAAGCACAACATCTCGAAAGCCTACATATTCAAATGATGTACCAAGCTAATTTAATACTATGAAATATATTTTATACAGTACAGAAGAAGAGTGGGATGCTAGTAACGATGCAATGAATACTTTCTTTGGTTTACCTGACAACAACGGAAACGAAAGGTATGCTGAAATTCAACAAATTGGCAATTTAAGTCACAAAGATTTCGGTAAGTATATTTTTCCTGTCACCACACAAGGTAGCTTCATCACAGTAGATAAATTCAATGTTAGCGAGATGGTAGAATTTGATCCTACTTGGACTTCTGACGAACCTATCTAAGATGCACGAAACAGCTCAAGGGCTATATCATAGCTTAGAGAACCAAAGGTGGTCTTTCTTGGATCGAGGTAGAACCTCATCTGAGTTGACTATTCCTTACATTATGCCACCTGATGGTCATAACTACGCTACTAAGTATTACACACCATATCAAGGAGTAGGAGCTAGAGGAGTTAACAACTTGGCTTCTAAGTTATTGTTAGCACTGTTACCACCTAACGCACCCTTCTTTCGTCTTGTTATAGACAGGTACGAATTAGATAAAGCAAAGCAGGAACTAGGATCAGAGGGAGCAGAGCAACTACGATCTGACTTAGAGAAAGCATTATCAGATGTAGAACGAAGTGTATCTCAAGAAGTAGAAGTAGAAGCATTT